CCAAGCCTGCTGCGCCTGACTCCGATTACGAGTGCAAACAACTTCACGGCTGTCGGCATGCGCGTGGTGGGTTGGAATGCGTATGTCCAGTCGTCTGGCACGAAGGTTTGGATTCCGACTGTGCTAGCGGATGTGACCCTTGGCTACACCAGCGGCACGGTTGCAAGCCTGACCATCGACACCGTAAGCACCTTTTTCTTCAGCAGCGCGACCATCGGCGCAGGCGTTCCGACCGTGAACACCTACAGCCCTGCGACCGCTGCCACGACCAATGTGCAGCCCGCTAGCATCGTTGTGGATGCCATCGGCTCGCAGTTGATGACGCTTCAGTTCAAGGCCACGGGAACCACGCCGAAGGTCGGCGCATTCTGGGCGACGATCTAATGCGACCACGACCATTGCGACGGCTGAATGATCAAGTGTTGCCCCCGGCAGCGGGGGTATATGGATCTGCACAAGTCAGGACAATGCTGCAAGATGTCGTGCAACGCAGAGATTCTGTAGACATCTTGATTGCGGGAGACAGCAACACGAACTACAACGGATGGGGATGGGTTGACGGAATAAATTGGGCACTACAAACAAACACGACTGCCGTGGAATACGGAACTCCAATCGTCCCAGTTATTTCGTGGGACAATGCTCTGTACTACGGCGTGTATCTTGCAGAAGGCGTATACAGCAAAATCAACGCTTCTGGAACGGTAGTCAATGCAACCGGGACTCCAGCACTTGGTAACACGCTCGTCAGTGGCAAGACTTCTGGCCCATCCGATTTGACGAATGCAATGACGCGAGGCTCTGGATCATTGCAACCGAATACTTCTCCGTTTGACTACGGATGGTGGGCGGGGACGAGCGATTGGAGCGACACGATTGGTGGGATGTTTCTTTATGATGGCAGCAATCGTTTGCCTTGGATTGGAAGTGCAATCCAGTATCGCGTAGTTCATGGTCTAGGGCCGAGCATGGGAACGCTCCGCTTGTCTGGAAGGTTGGATGTTGCTCCTTTTACTGCGCTTGCAACGCAATCAGTTTCATGCGCGCAAGCGTCATATGAATGGACGACCGCAACTCTGTCAGTTTCGGCGGACTCAAGCAGAACTGGCGGACAATACAGTTTCTTGTATGCCGGAAACAACATCTCTACTTCTCGTTTGACTGGCCCGATGGCGTTGGCATTGCAATCAGTTTCTCGCATCAACACGAAGGGATACGCAGTCACATCAATATCGCATCATGGTGGTGCAACAATGGACACCGTTGCCAGCAATGCGTCAAATGGAAACACGGTGATTCGACAGTACTTGCGCGAAGCGCGACTGCGCCAGATTTCATGCGGCGGAAGTGGACGAGTGATTGTGGCGATTCATGGTGGAATCAACGCGGGTACAAATCCTTGGGCAACAAGCGCGAGCAGTTTTTTCAGCACTTGCACAACTGAATGGGCAACGCTTGGATATCCAACTAGCGACCTTGCATGTCTGGGATGGGTAAGCCATCAAACCGCTAGCACCGATACGCTCACTACAGAAAGAGCATCATCAATCACGCTAGGGAACTCTGGCTCTTGCACCATCTTGGATACCACCGCGTTTGTAACCTATAACGACATCAACACTGGTGGCGGGTCAGGAACGACTTGGTATGACAGCGGTGGAAACAGTCATTTGACCGCATCAGGATATCAAGCGATTTCATCCAGAATCATTTCCGCATTGCTGTCTTGATCTCTTATCTCCTAGCCCATGCGGGTTTGGGCCTAACGAAAGGAACCACATGAAGACCAACTGGAAGACCACTAGCGCAGGCATCGCTGCAATCCTCGTCGCAATCGGCTCGGCCCTGAAGGCATTCACCGACAATGACCCAACGACCGTGCCAGACATCGGCGCGTGCATCGCGGCCATCATGGCTGGCGTTGGCTTGATTCTCGCCAAGGACGCTGCGAAGGCCGACTAATGGCGTGGCTGTCCGCACTTATCGCGGCCATCGTGGCCGAGGTGCTAGGCCGCTTCGGCGGCAAGATCGGCACGACGGAGGCAACCGATGCGAAGCAAGACAAGGCTCTACTGTCTCGCGCTGGCGAGCGCGTGCGCGACTGGGTGCGCTCGTGTCACATTGGTAAGTGAAGGCAGCCCGGTTCGCGTAGGCCCGGAGTGTCGAGTGCGGGTTTACACCCTCACTAGTGACGGGTGGGAACTGTCACCCAACACCGTGACCATCCCCGAGGGCTGGTACTGCGTTCCTCCGTCGTTCGTGGAGAAGGAAGAGCCGCGCTAGACTTGGGGCATGCAGACACAGCGAGTCAAGATCGACACCCTGACGCTTGATCCCGCCAATGTGCGGCGGCATCCGGCGAAGAACCTAGACACCATCAAAGCCAGCCTCACGCGGTTTGGCCAGCAGCGGCCCGTGCTGGTCAACGCCAAAGGCATCATCATCGCCGGGAACGGCACAGTAATGGCCGCGAAGGCTCTTGGATGGGATCACATCAACATCGTGCGAACGGAGTTGGACGGCAGCGAGGCGACCGCCTACGCCATCGCTGACAATCGCACGGCTGAACTGGCCGAGTGGGACGATAGTGCGCTGGCGCAGCAGTTGGCCGCGTTGCAAATCGAGGATGCTGAATTAGCCAAGGCTGCGGGCTTCGATGACACAGAAATTGCCGCGCTGGCTATGCCCAACTTTGAGCCGGGTAGCATTGAAGAACAAAGCAAATTAGATCAGAAGAAAGCAATTCAATGCCCCGAATGCGGACATGAGTTCACAAACTGAATTGAAACTAGATTGGTGTACACATGAAGCCGCAAAATATGCGGTGGAGCATTGGCATTACAGCAGAAGAATGCCCAAGAGTAAACTTGTCAAAGTCGGCGTTTGGGAATCTGGCAGGTTTGTTGGGTGTGTGATTTACGGTTGCGGAGCAACGCCAGAAATTGGTAAGCCGTATGGACTTCTTCAGCAACAAATCTGTGAACTTGTGCGTGTCGCGCTTACAAAGCATGTCACACACACATCGCGGATAGTTGCAATCGCAAATCGCATGGTTGCAAAGGCAAATCCCGGACTGCGTTTGATAGTTTCCTTTGCGGATACATCACAGGGACATCACGGAGGTATCTATCAGGCGGGTGGTTGGAGTTACACGGGAAGCGATGAATACCACGCATATCGAGTCTTGGGCGAAGTTGTTCATCCTCGCACCCTGTATGATCGTTTTGGTATTGGTGGACAATCTATCCCGTGGTTGCGATCAAACATTGATCCAAAGGCTGAACGAATTGCAAACGGTGTGAAGCACAAATATGTGATGCCTTTAGATCAAAAAATGCGACTTCTTGTAGCGTCACTTGCTAAACCATACCCCAAGCGCGTTGGAAGTGCTGATAGCGGCACGCTGGGCATCCAGCCTAGAAGGGACGGTGCAAATCCGATCTCAACGCTTCATCATGTCGCGGAAGAAAAGTAAAACAAAAACATCTGTTGCATCATCCGAACAGAGTGCGCCTCTCGTATCGCCTGCGGCGGACATTCCAGACCGCACTGCGGCATCCGCCCTTCGTCTGCTACAGCGAGCCGTGCGCGAGGGATGGCAGATTCCCGAGGGCGTGATGAAGGCCGCACCCAACACGGCTACGCGCATCATGCTGAATGAGAACGCACCGCACCGCGACCGACTGCGGGCTGCGGAGGTGCTTGCAGCCATGCACCGCGACAAGGTGAACGCGGCCATCGCGTTGGACAAGATCGAACGGTTGGAAGGCGGGCAGGCTACAGAGCGCATGGAGATCAGTCCCGCCATCCAAGCACGCGCACGAGAGATCATCGCCAAGCGGTTAGGAACCATTGATCGACCCGGAAACTAGCGCGGTCATCGCGGCAGCGCGTGAGTGCCCGGATGTGTTCGCCGAGTTGCTGGGATTCAACCAGTCCGGCCTGCATACGGAGATGCAGGCGCACCTGTCGAAGAACGGCGACGCTGCTATCGGCGTGCCGCGCGGTCACGGCAAGTCTGTGCAGATCGGCATCCGCGAGGCGTGGGAGATTGGCCGGAACCCGCATATCCGCATCAAGCATGTCGGTCAGACCGTGGTCAAGGCGCAGGAGCAGATCCGCATGGTGGTGCAGATGATGCGCTCCGATGTCTACCGCGAGGTGTTTCCAGAGATTCAGATCGTCAAGCCCAAGCCCGATGACGATGGCTCAAGCGAGATCATCGTGAAGTCGGAAACCATGCACCGCGACCCGACGATGCAGGCGGCGAACATCTTCGGACGCGCGGGTGGTCGCGTCGATCTGCTGATCGGCGACGATGTGTGCGACCTTCGCAACTCCGTTCTCATCCCGGCAGAGCGCGAGAAGGTGAAGGAGGCGTGGCGCAACAACTGGCTACCGATGCGCGACTTCAGCGCGGGTCGGCCCCGGACTTGGCGGTTGTTCACGCCGTATCACTCCGACGATCTGACCGCCGAATGGAAGCGCGTAGGCGAACAGGACGGCACGCTGTTCTGGCGACCGTGCCGGGGCTTTGAGAGTCCGTGGGGTGAGGTGTTCACGCCGGAAATCCTGCAATCGCAGCGGCGCGAAATGGGCCCGCTTGGCTACGCACGCGCCTATGAACTCATCCCTGTGTCGGATGAGAGCCTGATCTTCCGGCCCGAATGGCTGGAGCGTGGCTACTACACGGGCGACCCGGCCCACGATGCGACCGCAAACGGCACGGTGGTTGCGGCGATTGACTGGGCATTCACCGCAAACGCTACGGGCAGCGGCGACTACAGCGTGTGCGTCATCGCCTTGATGGACTCGCAGGCCAATGTGTGGGTGCTGGAATGCCTCCGCATGCAGGCCACATTCCCCGAGTTCCTGCGTCGCGCCGTGGATGCCTGCGACCGTTTAGGGGTCGCGCAGATCATCGCCGAGGGCAACGGCCCGCAGGCTGGCCTGTGCCAGCAACTCCAACAGTCCACCCGCATACCCGTGCGGAGAGTCGCACGCACGAAGGACAAAATCACGCGGGCAAGTGAGGCGCAGGCGATGGTGGAGCAGCATCGGCTCCGGCTTCGGTGTCGAGCGGATGGCCGGGTCGAAGCGTCCCAGCAGCCAATCGTTGATGAACTTGTTGGATTCCCCGCAGGGGAGCATGATGACACCGTGGATGCCGTGGTGGATTTGCTAGAGCATGCCCGAACGCGCCGATATGATCCACGGGCAAAGCCAGCCACAATCAAAAGCACCAAGCCGCAACTGTGGCGACTCTACGGAAACAACCCATGATGCCAAGCGACGCAAACCAGACTCAAGGCGGCGACCAGATCCGAATGGCTCCCGTGTTTCAGGCACTCGTCACCCCGGTCGAGATGCAGAGGTCGTACTACCTCTCCGTCAACAAGATCCTCCGTCAAGGCTCGCTGGCGTTCCGCAAGGATCGAAACCTTCAGCGGCAGATGCGATACGACCCCGACATCATGGGGCCGCTCGTCATGCTGCAACTCTCGGTCGCGTGCGCGGAGTGGGCGGTTCAGGTTCCCGCAGACATGCAGGGCGACGAGCAGGCCACGGAGCAGGCTGCCTTCGTGGAGAAACTGCTGAAGAACACCCCGCGCTTCACGGACATGATGCGTCACCTGTTGGACGCGCTCTGGTACGGGCGTTCGGCGGTCAACATGATCTTCGGCAAGCAGGGCGAGACGATCTACATCCGAGACTGGATGCCAATCCACGGCGACAGCCTGACCATGACGGAACTCGGCCAGTTGGGCCTGAAGGTCGGCCCGCGCTACTACACGCAGACCATCGGCGGCGCAGCCCCGGACACGGACAAGATCAATGGCACGGTCATCGGCTGGGATAGCCGCGTCCTGCCGCTTGACGATCAGCAGCGAGCCACCATTGCGCTGCACACCTACCAGCCACAGGGCGTGGACTTCGATGATCCCTACGAGGCCGAGAACGCCTACCTCGGTCGCGGCATGCGCGATCTGGTCTGGTACTACTGGTCGCTGAAGCAGGCCGCTTTGCAGAATTGGGCGACCTACATTGAGCGATACAGCATGGGCATCCGCGTGGGCAACTACCCCGTGGGCAATGAGGCCGCGAAGGCTGACATGGAGTCGGCCATGCAGAACCTGCTCGGCGATGTGTCGGTGCTGATTCCGAAGAACGCAGACGGCACCGATGCAGGATTCGGCATCGACATCAAGGAACCGAATGGTGGCAACGCGGAAGCGTTCGCCAAGATGGTTGAGTACCTGACGGAGAACATCAAGGAAGTCATCCTCGGCCAGACTGGAACTTCGCAGGCGGTTACTAGCGGCCTCGGCTCAAGCATCGGCGACCAGCACGCGCAGACGCTCAACCGCCAAGTCACCTACATCGCCAACGCGCTGGCCGAAACCATCACGCGCGAAATCGTTACGCCTTTGTTCCGCATGAACTTCGGCGACGATGCCATTCCGCCTTCGTTCTCATTCAGCGTGAGCAAGCCAAACCCGGATGAGTACATGAAGGCGATTGAGGCGTTCACCAAGTTGGGTGGCCGCGTCAGCGAGCGCGAAGCACGCAAGGTGCTTGGCCTTGCCGAGCCGGAAGACGATGAGATGGTGCTTCAGGCTCCGTCCGAGGGCGGCATGGGCGGCGGCGGAATGCCTCCGCTTGATGTCCGCCCGATGGGCGATGAACCGGGTGACGCAGGCCCGGATGAAAGCCAGCCGTTTCAGAAGGACAGATTCGCCCTGTCCGATGTTGACCTGACCCCACCCAAGGGCGCAGCCGAGGCCGCTGCTCGTGGGCTTGAACTGCGCCGCAAGCACGGTCGAGGCGGCACGGAAGTTGGCGTTGCTCGCGCACGCGACCTGTCGAACCGCAAGACGCTCTCGCCTAGCACCGTGCGCCGCATGAACTCGTACTTCGCTCGACACGAGGTGGACAAGCAGGGCGAGGGCTGGGGCGAGGACAGCGCGGGCTACATCGCGTGGCTGCTTTGGGGCGGCGACGCGGGCAAGTCGTGGGCCAAGAAGAAGTCTGCCGAACTGGATCGCGCCGAGGGCAAGGACGAGCAGGCAGCGAAGGCCGACCCTGTGGGCGACAAGATCGCGCTGCTGATCCGTGAGGGCTACCCGCAGGATCAGGCGGTGGCTATCGCAAAGAGCATGGAGCGGCGCGGCGAACTGCACGCAAAGCGCGGCAGCAAGACCAAGGCCAGCAAGTCCAAGGCTCGCCGTCGCAAGTGACGGAGTTTGAGCGCATCTACAAGCGCGGACTCGCCGATGTCCGGCGGTGGTATCTCGCGGCCCTAGCCGCGCAGGTGCGCGACGAGCCGGAGGACTCTGCCGAAGCGTGGGAGCGGTACGGCGAGGTGCTAGGGCAGGTGATGACTCTGACGGCCCTAGCGGGCGCAGCGCAGGCTCACGCGGCCACCAAGGAGCAGGGGAACGACTGG